CAATAAAGTCTGACATAAATGCTTCTGCTCTTCTATCAGCAGCAACATCTTGTCCAGTCTTATTCCAACGCATCCCAGACTCAATTAACTTATTATAGTTTGGGTTTTGCTCAAGTAGTTGCTCGTTTCTTAAAACTGCATCGTCACTCAAAGCTGCTTTTAATGCTTGCCCAAAAGACTTAGCAGTAGTAAATGGTCTTGATACTGTATATATTGCGTTTTGTCTTAGCACTGCACCAAAATCTAATGTACCTCTAATTGCTTTTGCAAGAAACACTGAGTTATTCCATAGACCTCTATCTATCTTTGGTTTTGCTGCTCGTGGGTCATTAACTATTTGTTCTGCACCATCAACCATTTTATTGTCTTTGCCAAAGAACCTTCTTAGTCTTTTAATATCTATGTCAGTAAGTTTAGGAACTCTGTCTGCTAGTTTTACAAATGACTCAAGAAATCTAGTTCTAGCAATTGTGTTTGGTATAAACATTGCGACATCTTGTAAAAAGTTACCAATCTCTTGTGGTGTAACTCTTCTTTCGGGTTGTACGTTGCCAGTTTCCCATGGTCTAAAGTCTTCATTGATTCTGCTGTTTGTTCTTGCTAAAAATCTTCTTTTTACAAAACCAATCTCGCTGTCAGTAAGAACTCTTGGCTCACCTCTTTTTGCACGAGCATTTGCTCTATCTAAGAATGGTCGTAAGAACTCTTTTTCTGCATCGGTAACATATTGAAGTCTAAATACAAATTCTTTATCATCAATAAGATTTTTTGGTAGGTTTTTAAATATATCTTCAGGAATATCTGTGCCATCACTGCCAAGCATCAAACCTCTTTGTCTTTCACCAAAAGCACCAAGTCTTGTTGGTTCATTAATTTGCTCAGGTGTTAAAGGTCTTGCAAGTCTTAATTGTTCAAAGTCAATAGACCCATCAGAGTCTACTGCCCCTGTTATCCCTTGCCTTTCAAGAATCTCGTTAAACCTGTCAGCATTCTTACTCTTGAACTCGGAGAAGGATTGATTAAAGGCTCCAGCTTCTCTGGAGATAACCCTCGTTTTTGTCGCTGTCGGTCTGACTCTTGCTGCATTACCTCCACCAGTCTGCCGAAAGTAATCGTTGATGAGGTTTTGGAATTGGATGATTTTGATGGCTTCTGATTCATACTCTGGATTATAAGCCCTTACAGTAAAAAATTCAAGTGATTGAAAATCTCCACCAACACTAAACCCTGCAATATTGTTGTCTTGTGCAATTCTTATTAAATTCTCAATATCATTGTCTGTTAATCTATTTGCGAATTGATATACTGCTGAAAAATCACGAGTTACTCCCGGCTCAATAACTTCACCGATTGGTAGGTCTTCTAATGGATTTCTTGCAGTTCCCATAGGTGCTGGCACAGCCCTTAAATCGTCTTGTGTAATTCTGCTGGAAATAATAATTTCTTTTTGATTCAAATCTTTTTCTGCAATGTCAACAATTCTTGCAACAGATAAATCAGAATTTGCTGGATTAACTATTTCTAAATCTAAACTTGGTTCTATGTCACCAAAGTATGCACCAACAGATGGTGTAATTCTTAAGTCTGAATGACCAGCAGTAAGGTTTTGTAAACCTCTATTTTGATTTTCTATATAAATACCACCATTTGCGTTTAAAGCAGATAGATTAGAAAATATCCTATTACGATTTGTAACACCTTCAGTTTTGGCTAAGTCAATTAATTCGTTTTGTTTATCTATAAATTGTTGTGGAAATAATCTTGTTGCAGGTTGGTCTGCTTCGCCAGTTACAGATGGTGAAATTGCTACTCTTGCTCTTGGTTGTGTAGGTGCAGTACCAAAAGATGGGAATATAGATTCTCTAATAAATGGTTGGTCAACTTCTGTTGGTCTTAATATATTTGGTACGTCTAATGGTTGCCTTTGTCTTGCTGCTTGTCTGCCAAGTAATCCAACTCCTGCTGCAGTTGGTAAAGCACCTGCTGCTAAAGCAGTTAATGTATTTTCAAATGGTTGTGCAATACCCTCTAGTTGTCTTTGTTCTGTGCCTGATATTGTAGTAGCAGCCGGTAATTGTATTGCAGTTTCTGCTGCTAATCTTCTTCCAAACGGTCCACTAGCAACAGGTTCTAAAAATGTTCTTGCAACTCTCCCTCCAAGACCTGTGCCTACTCCTCTAAGCACAGCAGGTCCTAATCCTGCAGTTCCTATAGTTAATGCTGCATCAAATGGAGTTGCTATTGTAGCAGCACCACCAAGTGTTGCTTCTAATGGAGTCATGCCACCTACAAAAGGTACAGCTTCTGGAATTTCTGAACCAAACTGTGCACCAAAATCTCTTGCAGTTTGTGGGTCTATTGGACCTTGAAATAAATTACCCATTTCAACTGGAACACCAAATATTTCATCACCTAATGTGCCTCTTGATAATAATGATGCAAGTGCTGCTCCAGTTTCTCTGGTTCTTTGACCAGCAACATCTGGGTCAATAAAACCACCTTCTCCAAAAAAAGGTATTCCGGCATCTTGTGTCGGTTGAGGAGGTCCATATTGTGGAATGCTTACGGTTGGTTCAACGTCACCTAAATTAGTAATATAATTTAAAAACTGTCTAAACTTACCGGGTTCTTTTACTTTTACATTTGGACCAATAGTTTCTTTTGCTACTTGGTCAAGTAATTGTTCGTCTCTTTGAAAGTCTTGAAATGTCACTTTTACCTTCCAAAAAAGAATCTACCACCAGATGTAATTCCTCTGTCACCCATACCTGTTCGGGCTGCAGGTTGGTTTCTAAACATATCCTGAAAATCAAGACCACTTATGTATTGTTGAAAGCTAGGGGGTGTTTGACCCATTCTGCCTGCTCTTCCGTATGCACCTAAGTAGTCAGTAAATACAGGTTGATATAAATTTCTAAAAAAGTTTCTTTGATTAAAACCTTGTGCTTCAGGTAAAAAAGATTGTAGTAATGCTCTTCTTCCTAATTCTGTTTCTTCAAGAATATTAGAAAATGTATTTCCGGATTGATTAAATCCATAATTTGGCATTACCATTTAAGCTAAACCTAACCTTTGCTGTAAAAATGGTAAGAATCCAGTAGCATCTCCAAATTGTGGTGATTCTTCAAATTCTCTTAATAATGTATTTGTTTGTGGTACAAATGCGTTTGCAAATAAACTTCCAAACCTATCTCTTGCTGCACCTCTTGCTAACTCAGCAGCTTGTCTTGCACCAAAATTTTGACTAACTCCTCTTCCCTGTTGCAAAGTTGGTGAAATTAAAGCATTTAAAAAATCATTATTACTACTTACGCCTTGTCGTGCTGCACCAAGTAAATTTTGAAAAGTATTTGCTGCTTGTCTAAAAGGATTTGTTCCAACAGTTGCTTGCAAACCCCCCAAAGGTGTTTCTGGTCTCATTGCTTGTTGTGCATAAAAAGATGCAAGTGAAGGTGCTGCTGCTGTGCTTGCTAAACTTTGACCAATACCAGACCTAATATTTATATTTGGTAGTACATTTTGAAATGCAGACCTAAATTGTGTAAAAGGCGATGTAAAATCTGGTAAAAATTCTTCTAAAAATCTTGTTTCACTTAAATCTTCACCTGTCTCAAAACCACTAAATTGTGGCAAAGGACCTTCTGTTCCATAAAAATTTGGTGCTGTTGTAGGATTTATGTTTCTTCCAAAACCAACGCCTTCTGGAACTTCGTCAACTTCTTTACTTGTAGCAGGTTTATCTTGAACAATTGTTGCATTTTGTGAGTTTCTTAAAATATTTTCAGCTTCAGTAGCATTGTTTGCTCTTACATAGTATTTGACACCACCTATTGTTATTTCAAAAGTTTTCATTCTTCTTCTAATCCTATACTTCTAAGTAATTGAGTTCTTTCACTTTGGGCTCCGGGTCTGGGTGCTGCCGTGTTATTGCCTTGGTTAGGTGATGGAGTATTCGGTATGCCTCCCATGGCTGCATTAGGCATGACCTCTGGTCTTACTCCATTCGATGTAGGGGCTCCCGGCTGAGGGGGTGCCATTGGTTGCTGCATCTGTCCATATTGTTGCATAAATGCCATACGTTGTGCAAGTTCCTGCATCTGTTTTTGTTCTTCAGCAATTTTAATTTCTTGCAAGTAATGTTGAGCCATTTGTTCATCACCACTCTTCATTGCTGCAGTGTAAAGCTGAACTAACTGCATAATCGGTGTCGATGTTCTTGCAATCTGTTCGTATATTCTTTGTCTTTCTAAATCTGCATCTTGCATTCTTAGGATTCTATCTCTTGCAAAGTCCATTGACACAAGCGACTCACCAGTTGCTGTAGGTTGAGTTGCCATCTGTGCAATAGAATATCTTTGCATATCATCTTCTGGTAATGCAGGCAGTAAAGTAAATGTTAAATCACCGTGGTTTTTTATGTCATCTGGTTTTATCGGTCCATCAAAAGGCATCTTTGCGTATGTTTTACCCGATACATTTAACGCCTTGTACGATTTAGTTTCATACATCATAATCAAATGTTCAAAAGACATCTCAAGTAAGTTCTGAACTGCTGTAAGTCTTGGAATAACTTTCTGTTCTATGTTAGTTCCAAGCTGTCTCATCGCATAACCAGATATTGGTGCTTGTAATATTCCAAAAGCCTGTGGTGGTAATCCACCGTCTACTTCATCGTCATTGATTGCACCAAGCAATACGTCTGCATCTCTTGGTGATTGTGACAACGGTAGTGGCTGTACGTCTTCTTGGTTTTGAGTTGACACATTTATTTGCGACCCCTTTTTTGACGGGTTGTCTTCCAATGCCTTAGTTCCGTCTAACGATGAAACCTTGTAGGCTTGGTCTACTGCTCTTGCAGCAAGTGCCATCCTGTATGAGAAAACTCTGTTTTTAAACTTAATGATGTCCCTGTTAGGAGCAAAAATTGATTCTGAGAAGTCTTTTATTGGGTCTTCAATGTCTGCCATGCTATCAATCTGTCGCATTCCTGTGTCAGATGTAGCAAGTAATGGAACACTCCCAACAGGAACAGTGCATATCGGGAACATCATTGCAAAAGTGTCTGCAGGTTTCTTGGCGTAATGGTCATCAATAATTACATAGTTCATGTATTTGACTTCGCCGTTTACAATCTGTCTTTCGTAACAGTCGTAAACAAACTCTACTTCGTGACCATCGTCAAGCGTTACATCGTAAAATTTAAAATTCTTGTAGGTGTCTCTTATCTCTGACCTTGTTTGAGTCATTCTGTAAGCTGCAAAGATTGGTTCTTCTTCTCCGTACTGGACAACCAAATGTCTTGGGTCTAGTGGTTTTATCTCTGCAAAAGTATCACCGTTTGGTTTCTTTCTTAGCAGTGACCTCGCTGCTATCCTACCACCTCGTACCGTAGAGTACCAAGCAAGCTGGGATACAAGCAAAGGCTCACCTTTTCTTTGCAATCTTTTGTTTATTTGCCTGTGCATTCCAATGACTAATCTTTCTAAGTTGTCATTTGCAGCACGTTTCTGTTCGTCTGCAGCATCATTGTGCACTCTTACAACTTGCTCAGAACCAGAAATAAAACTTTCTATCTTGTCTGCTAATGTTCTTAGTGAGTTAGTTGTGTAAGCATCTTCTGGGTCGACACCTTCTTCTTCGTCTGGGACAAAGTGAGTTAATCTCCATGAGGAGTAATCCATGTCCATTCTGTCATGTAAAGGTTGGTCTTGGTCAAATAGTGTTTCTATTTTATTTAAAACATCAGCAACTATTTCGTCTTGTGTCTTTCTAGCCATTATCTAAATCTCGTCACTGGGATAATCTCCCTTGAATAGTTTTCATTACCGGCATAACCAAACTGATTTACCATCAGATAAGTTAATGCCTTTACAGCATGATTATACTTGTCTCTCGGAACATTTCCAACTACCCCACCTTCTCGGTTCATCTGCCAACTGTAAACTCTGACCTGTCCGTCAAACGGATTTGGTCCTCCTCCAAGTTCAGAAATCAGTCCTTTGCAAGTAGGGTCAATAATTATTCCGGGCTCCATGTCTATCGGGTCTGGCTTGAGCATACTGTTCATTCTCTCAATACCGTCAATAATTTTTACGGGCTGGCTTTGCATAATTATATTCGCTTCTTTAAACCATATCTCAGTGTTTGATGGCATGGCTCCAGCGTGTGCATTTCCTGCAACGTCAATCACGCCAAACTTATCCGTGTTTTGCCACCAAAATCTTTTCTTGGCTACCTCAATAATGTCAGAAGCAATCAATTCTCTCTCGTAAATTTCGTCAAATACTTGCACTTGCCCATCGATTATGTGGCACACCTCAACGGCATACGCACTTTCGGTCATCCTTGAGTACCCCGGGTCAACTGCAAGATACACAATTTCGTCTGGGTCATACTCAACTTCTCTTACATGAACGTTTACATTGAATGACGGATGCACCAATCCACTCGGAGGACTCGGGATTCCGGCGACACGTTCATTAAACCACTCCTCGGAATGCTCATTTCTCATCTTTTCTATTTCAGGGTCGTGCTCTCCCAACGGAAATATATGCGTATTAGTCCATGTAGGTAGTGAAAAACTTTTTGCACTCTCTAAATTTTGTATACCCGGTGATTGCCATGACGTAAATTGTTGGGGGTACCATCCTAGACTACCCTCAAAAGTACCCTCTAGGAATACCCAACCACGCTTTTCTGCTACTCTCTCCATCAATCGCCAATAACTTTCTTGGTCTAACTGCGAAGCCTCACAAGCAACGATGCCCATCGGGGCTTCCATCGCAAGTTTTCTGTAGTCAGTCGCAGATTTAGTCTTGATAACCAACGGTTTTAGGTTCTTAGAACCAACGGACACCTCGATGTATCCGGGGTCAACCTGCCTCGTGGCACGTTTAATTACACCTAGCCTGTTGAAGGCATCTCCAAGATAGTCAAACTCACCTCTAGTTCTCTCGTAATCAGCAGCAACTAGCCAATAGACACTGCCTGAAGCAGCATCAGGGTCTTCTACAATCTTGGACATTATCTTCTCAAACATATACATAGCACCAAGATTGGACTTACCTGCTCTCACGCCACCGGCAACCAGTTTGAATCTTGCATCATCATTGAGTATCTCAAGCTGTGCAGCCGTAGGCTTGTAACCTATGGCTCCGAATAGTGCATCACGTTGTTCATGTATCATGAGACACATTTTAGCATAAAATTTACAGGAGGTAGTACCACAGACACAGACCAGCAAGCGACCACAAGAACCACCCCCCTTGCTACCGACACATTGACACCGACACGATGATACCGATGACAGCCAGACCACCCAACCACCACCACCCATCCACCCCACCACACGCATTTTTTTTTCCGAAACCGAATCATACGCACCTCTCAGAGGCTCTCAGGGGCTCATAGACGGGCTTTTGGGGCTTTGGGGGTATCATGCCTCATTGTGCCTTACGTTCCCATTCGTTCCCATTTTGTTATTTAGAATGCTTTTGAGAATGTCCCTGTCCAGTTTGGAATGATTCTGAAAAATTCGGAATTTTGTCCTATCTGAGTTTAGAATGTGTTACGGCGTTTTATACAGCGTTACGCCGTGTCCTCTATTGGCTTTTTATCTTCTGAAATTGGCACATTTATGTTAATTAAAGCTTGAATTAGGGCGTTTGCTTGGTCATCAATTGTGGTCTGGTTCTTATTGTCACCGTATCGGTCAGGATATTTTTTACTCAACAGCCACTGGCTATTTTTACTTTTAACAGCCTCATTTTCTGCAGTCGTTAATTCCGTTAACTGTAACGCTTCAAACTCAGTAACAGCCTCAGTAACAGTATCATGAAGTTTTAGTGTCAGTTGCTTGTATCGGTCACTAGGATTCTGATTCTTAGTATCTGTAACAGTTACAGTATCTATAGTTTCTGTATCAGTTTCAGTATCTAGTGTTACACGGACTTTTTCACCAAAACGGAGCCAACCCATAGCCACAGACTCAGAAACCCCACACCGTCGAATTATGGCACTTGTAGGGTGTAATCCAAGCCGTTCTATATCCTGCTTAATTAACTCAATCTTTTTATTATCTAACTGTATTTTTCTACTCATAGTCATTTACTATTTTATCAGGTTGAAATTATATTTAAATAAATGTGCCACATTATCCCGTTTTAAATTAGTTGTTGACTTATTGATTTATATGGTGTTAAGATGAACGGAGTGGTTGTTGTTTGAGGTTGATAGACCTTCTGGAAATGGGGGGGGAATGAAGTCCCTCTTTTGGTTCCGTACGAGAACGGGTCAGGCGACTGGCTCACAAGAGTAGAATTTGAAAGCTACGATAGGAGGCATCACAAAAGAGGCTCGATAAATGCGACTCTAACCCGAACCATTGAGGCACTGAATTTCCAAAAGGGAAG